GTCCGTTCCGAGTCGGCTTACTTGCGTCCCTTCTGGGATGAACGAAAGGGTATCTATTGATACCTACTGACTATTTATGTCAGAGAACCATTACAAAGTGGTTCATATTGATACAATAGCATTAGAAAGATGATTCGTCAACCCCTTCCTTCTGCTGCCTCTGTGACCACATGTGTCTTTCCATCTCCCACATTGCTTCTGCTGTCTGTGCTGGTAACTCATGCTGTCCTGCCTTGTCTAGTAATTCATCATACATCTCAGCACTATCAATGATTGCCTTCTGTAAGTCTTCCAACTTCCACTCTGGTTCAGAGGGAGAATCCTGCGAAGGTATCTTCTGTGACATCTTGTTTGATTCCTCCAACGACATAGCTTTCAATCTCCGTTTCTTGTGGTGCGTTTTGCTGACCCTTAGAATTGAGCCAGTGCTCAGTCCAAGGTAGTGGATTATTTCTAAGGGGTTGATCGTATATAGGCTTCAAACCTATTGCTTTCATTCTTCTATTAGCAATCCACTCAACATAATTATGCAACAATCTTTCATTCAATCCAATCATAGATCCACTTTGGAATAGGTAATCTGCCCATGCCTTCTCTTCATCCACACACTTCCTAAACATTTGAGTTACAGTTTCTTGTTCTTCCTCTGCTATCTCTTCCATGTCTGGATCATCTTTACCTTCTTTCCAATTCTTTAGTATCTGTTGGGTGAGTACAAGGTGTTGTGATTCATCTCTGGCGATGAGGGATAAGATCTTTGCGGACCCCTCCATGAGTTTGTTTTCACCGAATGCAAAGCTGCAAGCAAAAGAAACGTAAAAACGAATGCCTTCCAATATATTAACATTAGCTACTGCCTTATAAAGATACCTTTTTAAATCCTTCTTAGTCCATTCTGATGATGGTGACCCTCTGGATCCTTCTGACCACATATTACCTTGACCATACTCCTGTGCATAGTTTAAGAAGTCATCATAAGATTTAGTAACTGACTCTGCACGAGAAAGAATGTTATCATCTGTAAGAATAGTATCAAATACATCAGAAGGATCTGAGTATACATTCTTAATAATATATGTGTAAGATCTGGAGTGTATCATCTCCATGAACTGCCACACTTGCATACATGCTTCTAACTCAGGTAGAGAACAGTAAGGAGTGAAAGCCATACCAGGAGCACGACCTTGTACGGAGTCCAGCATGATCTGGTACTTAAGGTTGCTGGTAAATATATGCTTTTGTGTTTCGTTGAGTTGTGCATAATCTGCTCTATCCTTTTGAAGAGATACCTCTTCAGGTCTCCAGAAATATCCTAGTTGTTGCTGTGTCAGTCGATCAAATGTTGGAAATTTATACTGATCATAACGTTGAACACTCAATGGTGCTCCAAAAAACATGAATTGTTTTGTAGTATTGACAGCATTCTTATTGAACACTGTCATGCCAGTTACTTCTTTAGACTGCACAGCTGTCACAGACCTCCTCCTCAGTAGTTAGTAATTCATTTATGAGTTTATCTACATCAGTAGTTTCCTCATCCCCATCCTTCTTAGCATCATATGTATTCTGATAGTAAGAAGTCTTCCAACCATACTTATAGGTTGTTAGTAAGTCCTTTGCCATTACTGACACAGGTACTTCATTGTCAGGGTAATGCTCTGGATTATAACTCCAGTTACCACTGATTGCTTGGTCAAAGAACTTCTGCATGACTGCTGTAACTTTGATGTATCCATCATTGTTTGGCATGTCCCAGAGCAAAGTATAATTATTCTTTAATGTAGTATACGATGGAACAACTTGCTTAAGAGGCCCCTTCTTTGATTTCTTAATGGACAAGTAGTCTCTAGGAGGTTCGATTCCATTGGTAGCGTTTGACACAACGGAACTGCTCTCCGAAGGCATTTGTGCCGACAGTGTTGAGTGCCTAAGCCCATACTCGGATATGCGGCCCCTAAGAAACTCCCAGTCACATGATAGATCATTAGGTACAATATCATCCACTTCCTTCTTATATGTATCTATAGGAAGGATGCCATCAGCATACTTTGTCTTACCAAAGTAACCGCATGGTCCTTTCTCCATTGATAGATGATTAGATGCACTCAATAAGGCATACTGAAATCTTTCTGTCAATTTATGGACTAAATCAAATGCTTCTTGTGAATCATACTTAACACCATTCTTAGCAAGATAGTGTGCTAAACCTATGTAACCTATACCAAGTGACCTACGATTCTTTGTGGATTGTTCTGCTGCCTTTACAGGATACTGTTGATAGTCTATCAGTGCATCCAATCCTCTTACTGCTAACTCACACAACTCATCCAACTCTTCAATCTTATTAATCTTACCTATGTTAATAGCAGAGAGAATACACAAAGCAATCTCACCACTACCATCAATGTGTTGTATAGGTGTAGTAGGTAGAGTGATCTCTTGACAGAGATTACTCATACTAATCTTATCCTTAAAGGATGAATGAGTATTACAGTGGTCGATATTCATAATGTATATACGACCAGTCTCTGCTCTCTCCTTTAAGAGATCGAGTATAAGTTCTTGAGCTCCGATGGTTGTTCTAGAGATTGATTCGTCTGATTCGTATTGAGTATAGAGTTCGTCAAAGGTATCGCTACCAAAAGCGTCATACAACCCAGGGACATCATGAGGGCTGAATAAACTAATAGTACTGTTCTGGATAAATCGCTCATAAAAAATCTTACTTAGTTGGATGGAGTAGTCAAGTTTTCTGACTCTGTTGTCTTCTGTTCCTTTGTTGTTTTTGAGTACCAAGATGTCGCTGATCTCTTGATGCCAGATAGGAAAGTGGACAGTAGCTGATCCTCCTCTGATACCGTTTTGCGTACAGCACCGAACAGTTGACTCAAATTTTTTGAGGAAGGGGACCACACCTGTGTGTTGAACTTCTCCACCACGGATTTTGCTGTTGATGCCCCTGATTCTACCTGCGTTAATGCCAATACCAGCCCTTTGTGCGACATATTTGCCAATAGCCATATCACTGCTAAAGATACTATCGAGGGTGTCATCAGCATCAACCAGAACACAAGATGCAAATTGACGAATGGGTGATCTGACCCCCGCCATGATTGGTGTTGGGATGTTGATTCGGTGCTTGGAGATTGCGTCATAATACTTTTTAATATACTCTAGTCTATAGAATTTGTCGTCATTTTGGAACAATGTTACAGCAATTAACATGTACATAAACTGAGGAGTCTCATAGATCTCTCCAGTACTCCTGTCCTGTACCAAATACTTATCAGTAACTTGTCTTATGCCAGCATAGGTAAACAGGTAGTCACGATCATGGTCGATGTAACTGTTTAATATTTCCCACTCTTGTTCACTATACTTATCTAGGATAGTATCATCATATACACCCTTACTTACACATGATTCTACATGATTTTTAAGAATAGGATGATTGTCAGGATGTCCTTTGTATACTGACTTCCTTAATCCAAATAGAAGAAGTCTAGCAGCAACGAATTGATAGTTAGGATTCTCCAACGTAATCAAATCATTAGCAGAACGAATAAGAATCTCTTGGATATCTTTAGTCTCGATTCCATCAAAGAATTGAAGACCAGAATTCATTTCAACTGCTGACTCAGACACACCTGCAAGACCCTTACATGCATGTTCAACAATGTGATGAACCCTTTCTAAATCAAGGGTAGCACTTGTACCATCCCTCTTAACAACTTTAATTGGTGTTTCCGTTGGTGTCATACCTTTTTCCATTCGGTTAATTTAACTTGTGCCTCTATTCCTTGGTACGTATTTAATTCTACCAAAGACTGCACATTATGTCCAGCTATTACCATGTCATTTATGTCTTTTTCCTGTATATCATTTGGCCATATCACTACCTTCTCACCTCTGTCGATTGACTTGGTGATTCTGTTGACGATTTCTCTGTTACGAGGTTCGTTATCATAAACCCAAATATAATTGCCCCAACCAAACGTCCTACTATCAACATCGGAGCCAGCCATAGCAACCGAGTTTTCCAAGAGGGTTGAGTCGAACGGTCCTTCGACAACGTAGATTGGTTTGTTGATTTTAATCCTGTCGAGTCCATAGATTTTGGGTTTGTTTTCATCCAACATGACAGTTATATAACGTAACTTGTCCTTTGGATTTAATGCACGACCTTGGAATCCAAACCACTCACCGTCCTTATCAATGAAGGGGATAATGATTCTTGGATGATCCTTAGTTATGTGTGTGAAGGTAGGCTTCTGAGTGTTTACCCAAGTACAAAACTGGTCAGCATAATAAAATAACGAGGGGTCTAACCCTCGCTTTGTGATGTACTTGTATGCAACGTGTTCAATATTTAGACTAGTAATCTTTTCTAGATTTCCATGCTTCTTGAACACTGGTTTCTCAAATTTTGGTTTCGGAACATAAGATCCTTTACCAGTTGTACCCTTCTTATATCTCTCCATGATGTACTCATCATGAAGGTCTGGTGCCTGGTCTTTCAAGAAGTTTGGTAGGGTTCTCCCTACTCCACAGTTATGGCATTTGAATACCAAATCTGTTTTGACACGAAAAAAATACCCCCTTGCCTTATTCTTATGCTTCTGTGAATCTCCACAGTAAGGGCATCGGAAGTTATATAGATCTGCTTTCTTCTTAACAAACTTATCCAGTCTGCCAGATAAAAGACTTACATAATGATTGTCTACAAACTCAGACAACTTCAGAGACTATAGGAATCTCTATCATACTAGCATTATTGTTTGGTGTCAAGTTTCTTAGTGTCGCTTGTCCGATTGGACTAACCAAGAAAGATACAATAGTAAGACCACCAAAAATAGTCCACATCTTCTTCTCCATGATACGGAGTCTATCGTCAACTTTACGTATATCTCTTTCACAACCTTTCTTTATCTCCAATGCTTGTCTGTTGACTTCACGGTGAACACTATCAACCTTCTCAAACAGTACACCATCAACCTTCTCACTACTATCTAACTTTTCATTATGGACAGCAAGAAGTTGACCCATCTTAACTGAGTTCTCTTGAAGGCTAGTCACTACTTTCTCTAGCCTTTCCAACAGAGCAGTGTTAATAGTTTCGGACATGACTAGCTATCTGCTTCTCCCTTAGCACCACCAACTCTTGCTTTCTTCTTAAGATCTTGAACCTTAGATTGAAGTTGCTTCTGTAATGCTTGTTTCTTCATTAAGACTTTCTTCTTTTCGAGAGCAGTCTTCTGTTGAACAATTGCTTGTTGTGCTGACTTATCATCAGACTCTTGTACGTTACGCATGTGACTATTCCTTTTGTTCATGAAAAATTTACCTGCCTCTGCTGGCATTATTCTTTCTATCTTTATGTCACCCCTGTAACGAGGATTAATAAGGAGTCTAAGTTTCTGACTTAGTTCTGCTGGTGAATTGGCATAGACAACGGTCTCTCCTACACCAGGAATATTACATTTATATTGTAGCAACCTAGATTTAGGTGCTGGATTAACACGGTTCACGGTAATAGGTCTATCAATTTCATTGTCCTCTTTAATCTTCTTCTTCTTTCTTCTCTGTAATTTCTTACGAAATTTCATGATGGGATCTATTCCTGCATTAGGACCAGTCGCAGCTGCATTGCCACTAAACCCTGCCCCTCCAGCAGTACCAGTTGTCATCATTTCTTCGTTCATACAGAGTCAAGAGAATCTTGGACATCAGGGTCAACTTCTAATTCAGGAAGCATCCCTACAGGATATTTATTAAGATAAAGAAGTACAGTTTTTAAAATACCCCAATACTCTCTCTCCAATTTAAAGAAAAGTAAAGGGGTAGCTGCTTCACCAAAAACATTATATAAGATGATTAGATGATTAATGATCAAATGAGTTCTTAATGCTCCACCCCTAACGTAACGTTTAAGTAAACGTTTAAGGTATTTAAATCGCTTAAGATCTTCATCAAAATCCTCTTTGGTTACGGCCTGAGGATTTTCATAATGCTTGATGGCGAACAGAATAAATGTAGAATCATTCAGTTCGTCAAATTTCATTTATTATGTTGTAGTAATTGTCTTGGTAGAACCAGAACCACCTGCACCAATTGTATCACCTAGAACGAACACTTTGTCAGATGCTGTGTTTGTACCAGCGTCCTTGATTGTTCCAGAGATTGTTTGAGCACCGATTGTATGTACCTTGTCTGCTGCTGCAGCAGTAAAGTCAAACTCAACACGGTTTGTACCTGTTCCCCTAGCATATGTAGCAGTGATAGAAGCACTATCTGTTGTGTTAGTAACAACTAGTGTTGCACCAGCAGTAACATCTACCTTCTCATTGTAGATAACAACAACGGTTCCTGTAGCTGCAGCAGCATATGTTGTACCCTCAAAGAATACAGCAGAGATATCTGCTTCACCTAGAGTATCAGTACCACGACCACCAGCTCCGACTAGACCATCAACTGCAACTAGAACTTCATCCCAGTACTTAGTCTGATCTCCTTTCTTATAGTGTCTAAGAACCCAACCTTCTGCTGTAGCAAAGATATTTGAGGGGTCTACAGCACCACCCTGTACAGCCCACTTAGGCTTTGCTTCATTAGCATCTGTGACTCCCCAAAGTGCCATGTTCCTCTACTCCAGAATTATTTTAACTAAGACTATTTATAAAAAAATGGGGTTTAAAACCCCATAAATTTATCCTTCTAATAGTGCTTTCTGAAGTGCTTCTACTAACTGATCATCAACTTTGTTTCCAGTCTTTGCTGCTGCTTTCTTAAGCAACTTGATTAGAAAATCTTTAATTACAGAGTCAAGATCATCAGGAATTCTATCAACTGCCTTATTGATTATGCTGATAGCGATTGGCATTAAAAAGTTAACCATAATTATATACCTATAGGTAATCTATATAGGCTTCACGAGTATATTTTTTTACCACCTTTAATATATCCTGACCCTTTCTTATCGTAAAATTTTACACCTCTTTTTTTAACCTCACCTGCATGCTTTTGAAAATCAGAAAACTTCTTTGCCTTATGATCAGCATGTCTCTTCTGTGCAGCTTTTATAATCTCTCTTCCGAGATCAGTTGTCTCTTCAACGTTTGTCATTTATACTTTCGGATCCTCCGACTGAGAATGGATTGTACTTATCCGTTGCAATTCTATACATCTTTTCATGTATAGGTTCCTCATCTACACCAGGAGGTTGAATCTCTGATGGTGATGTATCTAATGGTTCATCTGTTGCTATTGGCATTGAATCATGTGGGTGAGGTTTATCGTGAAACCAAGGATCATAGGTAATTTCTGGGAGACTCATGTTCCCAGACCCTTACCTTTCTTATAATTATCTTCTCCACCATACCTCGCCACTGTATTGGTATAGTCTTTAGCAGATTTGAATCCCGCCTTCTTTGCCTTAGCAACATAGGCTTTCTTATCTTGTGCTCTCTTCAGATACTTACCAGTACCAGATGATGACTTAGCACCTTTCTCTTTCTTCTTTTGTCTGCTACCACCTTGTCCCATAACAGCACCAGCACCATGCTCCTTCTTAATTTTATCAAGAACTACTGACAATGCTGTTGGTTTACCAGATGGTTTCTTAGTACCACCCTTATCATAACCCTTCTCTTTCTTAAGACGAGTTGCTTCATCAACAAACTCACCTTCAGGTTTATGCTCTGCTGCTAATGCTTGATAAGGAACTGCCTTACGCTTTTTAATCTTTTCCTTTTCAACAGCATCCTTATGTTTAGCAATACCCTTCTTAATTATATTGGGTAGTATACCCTCTTCAACCTTCTCCTCACTAACAGCCTTCTTAACCTTACCAGCGAATTTAAGAGTGCCACTAACACCTTTCTTAAATCCTTTTGCGAATTCCTTCACACGTTTCTCTGGTACTTTACCTGCTGCTCTTGCTTTGTTGTGTCTCTCAACACCTTTCTTAACAGCATCACCTACTTTACCTAACAATCCTTTCTTGGAAGTTGGTTTCTTTGGTTGCTCTTTCTTAGCAGTCTTAACTGCTTTCTCTACCTTCTTAACTGTTGCTGCTTTCTTCTTAGGTGCTGCTTTAGGTTTCCTTACAGTAGCCTTAGCAACTGGTTTTGCTTTCTTCTTAGCAGGTGCTTTCTCTTTATAATCGGTACTATCTTCAGTCTCACCAGACCTCTTGGCATATGACTTAGAGTACTCACCTTTACCTGCTTTCTTCTTAGCAGCATCAGTCTTATCAACGGCAGCCTTCACCTTCTCATATGAAGGTGCTTTAACAGATGCCTTTCTTGCTGATCTCTCTTCATTAAGTTCTTCAATAGGATCAATAACAAAATCTACAAAATCTTCTAGTCCAACTTCATCAATGATCTGATCAAGACCCTCCTCATTAATACCCTCCGCAAAGAAGTAATCAGCAGACACTTCTATACTAGCATTAATCCACTCTTCAGTTAGATCAACCGACTCACAAGCTACTGCTTTAGTTTTTTTATCTTTCTCTGTAAGATCTGCTTGCTTTGGATTGATTTTAATCTTAGATTTCTTTTCTGAAAGTTCTCTAAAAGTAAGCATCACTCCTCCTCTAATTCTAGAATAGCTTTAATTTCTTCATCACTAAACAGACCAGACTCTACTAGATCATCAATGATCTCAGTCTCTTCTCTATTAAGTCTCTTCTTAGCTTGTGCTTTGTATAGTCTTGAAGCTTGAGCAGACTTCTTAGCAGCACCTTCCTTGTCACCAGCAACAGCGAGTTTCCCACGCTTCTTATCCGCTTCCTTAGAAGCCTTAAGTGCTAGGTCAGGAGAGATTTCGTTAACAATCTCTACTTCTTCCTTCTGATTTTTCTTCTTCTCTTCCTTCTCCCTCTTGGAGACTTTACCATCTACATCACTTTTCTCGTACCACTTTCCATCACCATCATCGTCTTGCCAACGTTCTTTATCTTTCTTTTTCTCTTGCACTTGTAGATATGCATCAGTCATATCAGGCAATTGGTTTTTGGTATCTAACATGTTATTGAGAGGTCTTGTCCTTTTTATTTATCTTCTTTACAAACTCTCCTGGCGTGAGTTTCTTAACGTAATCAGTGAGGCTATCAGTACCCCACTCACGACTAGATGGGTCACTATAATCTTTAAGTTCTACAAGATCTTTTAACCACCCACGAAAAATATTATCATGCTCATCAATAGAGATGACGTAATTGCTACCACGACTAACAATCTTAGAAAGGATCCCTGTGTTGATGTTCTCAACAACTTCTCCTTCTTTAAATATTTCGCCATCGAAGTATGCCTCTCTCAATCCCTTCTCATCTAATTTAGGTGCTATCTCATATAATTGATAAGAAAGTTCACTAAAATCCTCTTGAACTTGTACTTGCATACCCTTCTGCACTGCCTTAAATAACTTCTCCTGATTCTCAGGACTCATTGCTTTAGTGAGTCCTTTAACAAATGTTGCCCCATCATTATCAGCAGCAGCCTTACGCAACTTAGATGCAGACATACCTTCTACACCATCCGCATCTGGATCACGATCACCAGCAGACACTACATTGATCTGATCAAAGTTATAAAGATTACCATTATACTTTGTTGCTAGTGAAGTAAACTCACTAACTCTATCACCACCAACTACTATATTAACCTCACTATATCCCTCTTCCCCAACAGTCTTAAGCACATCAAATATAGTTCTCATCTCCTCATTATTCTGTATAGCATCAGCATGGTCTGGATATGATTGCTTCATAAAACCTATCTTAGAACCAACATCCAATGGGTTCTTCTTAGGATCCTCTGTTCTACTAGGATATATTCTATACTCTCCGTTCTTAGCAGAACTTGCTACCTTTTTAATTAAAGCTTCATGTCCAATAGTAGGTGGATTAAATCTTCCGAAAGTAATAGATATTGGACCTTGATCGCTCTGAGTCTGGCCACCTTCTTCTTCTGGGGGTGCAGTTCCATTTTGATTTGCTACCTCTTGAGGACTAAGTTTTATAAGTTTACCTGCCTTACTCATATGAGTTACGTTGCCTCTTACATCGGCAAATTTACCGTAACCTACATGAGTGAGTTGTAATTTTTCAGCTTCCTGTGCAGCAAGAGACTTCTTAGCCTCCTTCAAGAATGCACTAAACTTCTTCATAGGACCAATTTCTATCTAGATTAAAGTTTGCTTTACTAAATTCCCAACGATCTACAATCTTGTATGGATTGTCTGAACATATCACGAACCCTTCATGCTTTGAGGGGTCTCCATTAATAAAGCATTCAACATCTCCATCCACCTTGATGGCATCGAGTAGCCGTCGTTTCAAATCGAGAATCATAAACCATACCTTAAAGGTATATTCATTAACCTCGCTCTTATATTTATCATCTAACTCACTGTACATTTGTTCAGCAGACATATCTTCCCACCAACCTACGGAAACATAACTGTTTATGTGCTTAGAAATCTCCATCAAATAATAATTATATCCCCTCTTCTGAACAGGTGCTTTCATCTTCCAGACAGGAATAATGAATGGTATCAAGTGTCTCCATCCTAGTGGTGGCTTGATGTGTGCATTGTTAGTATCAACAAAGAAACAATCATCCGTTGATTCTAAGGTTAAACCAATCTTCCCCTCCGCTTCAGGACTGACCTCAGTATACTCTGTGTGAGGTGCAACAACTATCTTCTGCGGAATCTCCTCTGGAAAGAGATACTCAACAGTATTAGGTTGGTACAATCTACCTGACATACCAACACCTATCCAGTCTCCCTGATAAATCTTATCAGTTCTAGGAAGATACTCCAAGCATAACTTAAGAATATCTGCCACTGGTCCTTTATGATTAGTTGTTATATCATCAACAGTATAGTTTATTAATACTCTTCTCTTATTAAAGACCGACTTAGTGCCAACAAAAAAATGCCCATTAGCAGGGTTAGTACCCCACACTATAGCAGGTGCTCCATCCCATTTAACAGACAACCTCGTTGCCTTAACCAATTCTCTAAGTGTCTCCCAAACTACCTTCCTTCCGTGCAAAACTGAATCTTCTGGATGACGAAGGTGCTTGTTTGGCATGTGTGTGTCTCGAATACCTCTGTATTATAATCCATTTCAGAGGGTTGTGTGCCAGTAGTGTGCCAGTTTGTTAACCGCCCACCTTCACGTAACTACTTGCTGACATATAGTCAGTAACTTTCTTATCACCAAATATTCTAAACCCTTTAGATGCTGCCTGTGAATAGATGCTCTTCATAATATTTGTTTTTATAAGTTCTTTAATCTGAGGTTGTGCTAGATCTAGAACTTGACCAACTTCATATGCTTGCACTTTATTCTTTAACCACTTCGCAAACTTTGCCTTATCCTTAGTCTTTTCAAACTCATCTATTACTTCACCTGCCTTATGCTTTCTCCCAGATAAGAATTCAATATACTTACCCCATAATGGTACATCATCTTCAAAGGTTGCCTTTGAAAAATTACCCTTTGCTTTTTCTGTATAATCTTTAAAGACTTGATAACTTGTAAAAGCATGTTTCTCTTTAGCACTACCAAATGGTACTGGTTTCTTAGGAAATAATTTTCTTAACTGTGTTCTCTGTCTACTGAATGCCATTCTACCTTTAGATAATTTTGTAATCAATGTAAAGATACCAAGAGTGGCTTTACCATGATTAGCAGCACTACCTTTCTGTAACTGCATCTGTACATCATTACCAATAGCAGATTGGAAACCCCTTATGTCCATCTTATGTCCCTTCTCACCTGCTAATGTAAAGTTAACAATACACTTAGCATTAGATGCTTCAAACTGAGTATTAAGTATCTCTATTTTTAACTCTAAAGCATCTTGCAATCCTTTGAATTCCTTATGGTCAAATGATGTTACCTTAACTGATGGTGTTGTTAAAGATTTTAATTCTTTCTTTGTAGCTATTACTTTCTTAAGTGATATGGGTACACAATCTCTAGACTTATAATGCTCATCAACAAATTGATTATAGTAATATAGAGTCTGCATATCTTCCACTACTTTCAAACCCTTACCACCCATAGCCTTATTCTTATCCTTTAACTTCTTCAACTCTTTCATCTTTGTTAGATCTGGTTTACCATTCTTAAAACCTTCCATCTGTTTAACCAGACTAGACCACTTAGATTTTTTAACTGCTATAACGTCAGCAGGATTCCACTTATCACCTGTACCACCTGCTAATGTTTTATAAACTCTTTTAACAACACTATCCTTAGCATTCTGTGCTATATCTTTAGCAATTTCTCTATACGCACCTCTAAAAATTGGGTCTCCTATATTATTAGAAAAAACATATCCACCACCTGTCAGATACTGACTCTTAACTACAGCATTAGCAGTCCATACAGAAGAGTTAACCCACTCTTCTAACTCTTCTGGTTTTCCTATATTTTTCCAGTTCTCGAAACGAGAAGTTAATTTAGTATAATCTATATCACAATAATTTTTAACATTATAATCCAGAACTGATAAATCCATTGCTGCAAGCACATCTTCTGGAGTTATATTATCACCTTTATTCTGTCTCACTGCAAATGCTAAAGCCTGTAATGATTCTTTATCTTCAGTTAAAGGTTTAAATGCCATTAGTCATACGCAGGTCTCCAATAATATTTATTCTTCAAACGTTGTAAGTTTGGTATACTTCTCATACAACTCACCCATTTTCTTTTCAGTACCACGAGACTTCCACATCTGTTGTAGTATAAGTTTCATATCATCTATAGGAACTACAACGGATAAACTACCGTGTGTATGTGCTTCAGTCATCTTGGTAACCAATCGGTATCAAATGCAGAATCAGCATCACCATAGAATCCTGCAGGAACTATATTAAATGCTAAAGATCTCCTATCCTTATCAGAATTATTCATCGCTACCTTATGTTTAAGATAACTTGGAAAGAATAATAATATATTTTCTTGTACTGGTAATGACCAAGTTATAGCATTTGTCATATGAATCTGTTTAGGAGGAAGGTGATAAGCTTTTAAATTTTCAATAGGACTATCAAAATCTATACCACCCATATCATCAGTATACGTATCATAATAATAGACACCACTATAGTAACTATTCTTATGGTTATGGAACTGTGAATCTGTACCAGGTTCTGTCTTTGTTAACCAAGATGTAGATATAATATACTCCCCTTCACCCACACCCAAAAATTCGTCAGCAGCAATCTTAAACTTATTTAAAATAATATCCCTTATCCTTGGATATTTTTCTAAGACCCTATAATTATTAGGTGTTTGATCTTTAGATACATCAGACTTTTCTGAAATTACATATGAAGTATCATCACGTAATTCCGTAGTATCTTCTTCAATATAATTCAAGAGGATATTGGATGCAAATAGAGGTAAATACCCCTTCATATTCTGTACCATTTTAATGTGGATTATACTTTTGAATAAGAGAATACACGATGACTAATAAAATAAGTCCGATGGAAATAAGAGTTAAAGCTACTGGCATTAGCGGTCTCCTACAGCACGATTCTCTGACTTATCTATACTAAAACTACCACCAGGATATCTCTTCTCTAATTTTTTAACATTACCTTTGACAACATCATCAAAGTCAATCTCTAATGCCATACATGCTTGTGCAACGTACCACATAACATCACCAAGTTCAATGATAAGATGTTCTCGGTTATCTTCATTCCATGGCTTGCCTTGGAATACCATCTTCTTTACTATCTCTGTGAACTCTCCACCTTCTGCACTGATACCAACAGCAGCAGTTAGAAGACGTTCAATGTTAGCACCTTGTCTATCAAGCTCACCCATACGATCAGCAAGTGCAACAAAGTCTTTGGAACTGTCAGACGTGACAGCATCTACAAAGTGTTCGTACTTTTTGAAATCAATCATACTTTAGTTCTGCAAAGGATTTTTTACCCTGTACTTTTTTAATGACTTGCTCTTCAGCACCAGAATCAAGTAGGTCTTTCTGAGCGTCTTCGACATCATACAGCCTCATCTTAGATCTGTCAATACCTATGACGAATCTCTTGTTCAAAGTAGGGTCATAGTATCTATTCTTTAACTGCTTAACCATTATTTGATTTTGTTCTTCGAGCTCTTCGGTAGAAATAAGAGCAAACATAAGGTCAGCAGTGGCAGGGAGACCAAAAGATTCACTGGTGTCGGTAAGGTCCACATCGCTAGACCCGTACCCAGAACGGGTAGTTTGCGTAGCAGAAACGATTGGAACTCCTGCTTCGACTGCGAGACCTCTAAGTTCTTCTGCGATTGCTTTGACATAAGTATAGGAATTTACTATAGAACCTTTGTACCTTTGTGAGGCACATATATTGAGATAGTCTATGAATATAATATCTGGTTTGATATTTCTTTTTAGTTCTAACTCATTTAATAATGATTTAAAATGTCCTACGTGAGCAGATGCAGTAGGATATTCTTTAATTATAAGTTTACCTTGTGTCTTCTTAGATAGTTTACTAATCTTATTCTCAAACATAATTCGAGGAAGTTCTGCTAGTTTCTGAATAGGAACATTCAAAAGATTAGCATCAATTCTCTCTGCAATTTTTTCTTCAGCCATCTCAAGCGTGATGTATAATACGTTCTTCCCTTGGAGTAACACACTGCTTGCGACATGGCACATAAAGAGAGACTTACCAACACCAGTACCAGCGAGAGCAATATTGAGTGTTTTATTCGGAAGGCCACCTTTTGTAATGCGATTAAAAAATTCCAAATCAAAGGGAATCTTTTCCTCTTTCTTATGGTAAAAGTCAAATCGTTCTTCGTAGTTTTGTAAGTAATCATGTCCTACATTCTGGTCAAATGATACACCTAATGCATCGCTTAATATTTGTGGAATTGCTCCCTTATCTCTCTTCTCATCTTGTCCGTCTGCAATCTTAACTGATTCCATAAGCGATAGATAAATCGCTCTCTCCTGACACCACTTTTCCGTCGTGTCAACAATCCAATCCAAGTCATGCTCTTCTTGAGATAACCCATTCAACACCTCAATGATTTCTTTAAACTGTTCTTCAGTAAGATCTGTACGTTCCTGACATTCTATACCCAATGCATTTAAAGAAGGTAAAGAATTGTAATTAGTTACATACTCATGTATCTCTAGGAATACTATCTTATAAGATTTGACAGTAAAATAATCCGACTTAAGAAATGGTAATACCTTACGAGTATACTCATCATTATAGATCAGACTACCGAGTATAGTAAGTTCTAGATTCATAGGTAGTGAAGGTAAGTACCAATAATGTATTTTTTATCAGACACAGGTGGAAGTCCAGCATGTCTGTATTGCCACGTTGGTGGGAATATTAATATTCTACCACACTCAGGCTTAATTGCATAGTCTAATCTAGGGAAATTTGTTTCTCCACCTTCAGCGACTGTATTAAGATAGAGGAAACAGACCAAAAATCTACGAGCAGAAGAATAATCCTGAACATCAACATGATCTTTAAACTGGTCGTAGGCATTGTTATCATATAATTTTAAACGATTTTCCTCAAAGGCATACTTCAAAGGAAAGTCATTAAGACAATCCAAATCTTCAATATAAAGATTGACAGCATCAGTAAAGATAGATGTTAATTGCATTTGTATACCCATCCACTGAGGGTCTTTAGCAATATACCTCTGTGATATATTTAACTCATGGAATGATGGTCTTTGTTCTCTATCAAGGTACTGTCCTTTAGTAATACCATATGATTCAATGATGGCATCACAAAAAGTCTTGGTTGCTAAACCATCATAACACTTAATAAAATCAGTAAGATTAGTTGCCATACTTAAATTCCTTAGAGGCACACTCATCAAGAGCTTGCATTATCTCTGGTGTAAAATAGGTTTCTGGATCTGATAGAATTTGTTTGGCATATATTTTCTTTCCATTAAACTCATACCTTCCAGCAACATTCTTCCATAGTCCATACTTTTCACCTAATTCTAATAGACCATAGTGTTTATCAAGACCTTTATCATAGTACAATCTCACCTCCACTTGATTATTCTCTTTAGTTAATCTAGCTTTAGCTGTTTTGCATTTAATAATATTTCCCACAACCTCCTTACCATCCTTTTCTTTCTTTTTAGATAGATATATGATTGTGCTTGCTGCGTATTTAAGTCCACTTCCACCTCCCATCTCTTTAGTAGGAATATACGCACCTACTACATCATATGTATGATTGGTAACCAACATTGGGACGTTTGCTTTACCTAATTTAAGAGTTAGAACTCTAAAGATAGACTTGACAACTTGTGCTCTAGTCATGTCACGTGTATCTTTACCTGCTTCACTGTCCTCAACCTCTTTACTGGTTGATAACATACCAAGACTATCAAGAACAAACATTAAAGGTTGTCTTGTGTCTGCTGGTTGTTCCAAATACTTATCTAGTATTCTAATAGACTGTGTTCTAAATTCTTGTACTGTAGTAACAGGAACAATCATCATACGAGATGAATCAATACCCCTCTCTTCTATCTGCTCCTTACTTAAAGCACTTTCAGACTCAAAATAAATAACGCCAGCATCAGGATTAGATTCGAGGAAATGCTGTACAACGCCAAGACAGAAAAATGTTTTGCCAGTACTTGACTCACCTGCAATAGCTGTGATCTTGTTCCCTGGAATACCTCCGTAGATACTTCCTGAGACAAGTCCGTTAAAGATGTACGAACCTGTGTCGATAAACGAACTAGTATCACCAGCAGCAACACCATCACTAACGAGAGAAGCGTATTCATTTCCGATCTCCTTTACTACATCTTGTAAAAAACTCATTAACTTTTCTTAAATAATTTTGTAATGTAATTGGAACGTTTCATAGCACGTTCAAACCATTGGGCTTCGTCTTTATCAAAGAACTCCTTCTCACTAGGATTTTCTCCAGCACTAAAGGCTTTCTGATATTCAACAATGTATGTGGTCATCCGAATAGAAATTCAAGGTTAGCAACTTTTTCTGGCTTCCATCCTATCTTATCCATAATGACTTTAATTGGTTCAAGAAAACTCTTGCTGAATTGTAAGTCATAGTCCACTTGTTTGTCAAGTCCAAACTCCTTCGGTAGAGTCTGTAGATATGATATCACATTCTCTCCGAATTTATTAGGTGTCTTAAGATAAACAAATTTTATCTTTTCACCATCCTGTATTAAAGGATACTTATGTTGTAACTTGTTTTTCTTGTTGTAATGATTAAACAACAAAGCACCCCTAACATGTATGGGAGTGCCTTTGCTGTATATACTAGATGGATTCGCCCACTTATTTATCCCATTGCATCCTCTAGGAAATGATATGTCCTCAACAGGTAATGTATCAAACTCATCTCTAAAATTCTTAATGAAATCTTGTGCTGCTTCTTCACCCTCATTCATAATAACCTTCAAACACTCCTTAATCTTATCCCTACAAGCACCTGGTGTAGATGACTTAACACACTCTATACCCATAACCTTTAACTTAGGTTCAGCGTACTGAACACCTTCACTATTGAATACGTTGAGAATATATCTCTTCTTGGCAGTCCATATACCTTTGTTGGCAATGTTCTCCCTCTTCATAATCATTTTCTGTTCGTACGCTCCAACGTACTCGGCCAATTCTTGGTAAGAACTCTCAATAAAAGGCTCAAATTTAGTTTGACACACCTTGTCAAGGAACCGAACAACGCTCTCATCAGTTTTCTCTCTCCCCTTGTATACACCGTCAACCAAATCACCAAGATTGAGGTAGATACTATCGGTATCACTAGCAATAACATAATCTTCTCCTTCAGTTTTAAGTATCGTGTTAAGATACTGATTCATTTTGTTTTCAATCCATCTAATACTAACCTGTCCTGACAGAGTAATTGCCTCTGCGTTAGCAAGGTTATAGTATCTGAAGTATTGATTACCAATAGCACCATAGGCAGAGTTCAATTGAATCTTACGTGCCATCTGAATGTTATTGTACTTACTAATATCCTTCTTTAATTTTTCACTTGGTTTCTTTTCATACTCACTCTTAGCCGTAAGCATCAACTTCTTATAAATCGTACGCTCATCATAGATCTTCTGCATAATCTTTGGTAAGAATCCATGTATGTCCTTACGATACTGAGCACCATTAGCACACACAGCAAACTTACCATCAAAATCAATCTCTTGATTTAGAATCCGTTCAACGCTCGAGCTGGAATGTCGAGTCTCCCAGAGGGTTTCTGGTGAGATGTTGTATTGCATAATAAGATGAGGATACAGGCTATTAAGGTCAAAACTGACCACCCAATCATACTTTCCTGGAATCGGTTCCTTGACATAAGCACCTGCGTATTTTTCGTCTTTTTTAGATCCCTTTCGAGGAGGAACAACAATGTTGCGATCCTTTAGATAATTATATATCATCGTGTCCCACATTCGGACTTGAGAATATACATCTTCCAGATTAACCTTGGCATCATATGCCATAGTAACTGCCAACTCAACAAGTTTCATCT